CATCTGTGCTTTCCTTGCTGACCATTGACCTGACCTACCACCTTTGTTTCCTGCTTTAATCCTATTAAACAAAGCACGTCTCATGGCAGGTTTGGTATAATTTCCTGCTGCGTTGACTGCCATTACTTTTTCTTTTTAGAAGCTAAAATTTTTTTCTTCAGACTTGCAGGAAGTGTCTTCTGCTTTCCAGTAAGAGTAGATTTTTTAGCAGGTCTACCTCTCTGACTTCCGTAAGTTCCTTTACCCATTGGCATAGCTTTCTCCTTTTCTAGTTGGTTAAGTTTTTTTCTTAGACTTCTTTGCTTTATTTCTTTTACTAATAGCTCTAGCTTTTGCACGAGCATCTGCTTTAGACGAAGCACCCCATGCACGAAGCGATAGTAATAAACGAGTAGGTCTTCCTTTAGCATCTCTCTCTGGTCCTTTCATGTTGCCCATACGAGCAAGAAAACTTGCACGTCTTGGATTATCCCCTGATTTGACTGGTGCTTTTAATGTGCCACCTTTATAACTGGCACGACCCTTAGCGTTTAAACCACCTTTGGGATTCTTTCCTTCTTTTCGTGTCCATGCAGGTGTCTTAGCCATTACGAGCCTTTTTGAATATTAATGTTTGTATAAGAGGTTGTTGTGATGGGGTAGCACAGTTTTTTGTCCCCACCCCCATCATATCGCTCTTATCCACTAAGCATAATCCTAAACAGACAGTCATGTCAAATCTATACTAACTTGTATGTTACCACTGACTAGACTCATGGACTTCTCTATAGGCTTATACCCTGCTCTGTCTAGTATATCTTTACTGGCTTCAAGTTGAACATACTCACTTTTAGCTGATTGACTTAGCTCTAACATCTTATGAGAGGCTTTCGTAGCATTCAATCCTATTGTCTCTCTAATCCTTTGTTGCATATACTCTTGTATATGTGGCAACCTCAAAGTCTTACTGGCTGTCACTCTTCCTGATTCACCACTTGAGTAACCTGCAATAATACTTGCTTCTTTTATACTACAACCATTTGCTACATACGTATCAACTAACAGCCTTTGTCGTTTAGTCATTCTTATCTTATCCAACACGATAACACCCCCTTACCCCCTCTTTTTAAAACACAAACAAAAACCTTGTCAAGGGTATTTATCAAACGCACACTCACACACAAATACACACAACCTCATGCCATACTGATTCAGAAACGCAACGATTTCCAGTCTAAGCTAATCATCAGTATCTAGGCAAGTGGTCGCTGAAGAAGCGACAAGGGTTGCCTAGCTACTGTGAATCGCACGGAATGCTGAAGTGCATTCCTTAAGACCCCAAACCGTTAACCGATCGTTGCGTTTCTCGGAGTCTGTATGGCATGCAAAGGAGTATGATTCAAGAAAAGTCATTACAAACTAAATATGAAATTACTTCATATTTAGTTGTTCTTTACATAACACGCAAAGAACCAAACGTGATGTTTTTAGGGGAAGCAAACTACGCTCGAAAGCATATCATACCAGTAAAGAGTAACTGTTATGCTCTGTTTTCTATGCACCCAAGTATTGCATAACAGTTATCAGCTAAAGCTGACTAACGCTCTTGACTTGGTATGTGTACAACAATGTGATTTGCTTCCCCAAAAAACTGAAGTGAATCATCAACAATAACGTTAACTAGACAACAAAGGAGAATAACATGTCTAAATCAACAAACGAAAGAATCTTTGACATTATGAGCTTAATAATTGACGAGATCAACACAGACCAACTTGACACACCTGACAGAAGAGTCAACGAAGTATCAGGAGAAATCAATCCTTACTACAATCGTGACGCTGTCTACTTTCTAGGTGGCATTATCAATCAAATAGCTTGGTCTTTATCTTCAAAGAGTAAATATATCAACGATATCGAGCATAAGATGGCAACAGAAACAGAGAACAATCCAACTAATGCAGATACCGAAGCATTAGGTAGAGCCATGACAACAGCATCAGCATCTTACCAAAATGCATTGTTCATATACGATCTCTTTGTCAACACATTCAATGCTCTAACTGGTTGGACATGGAATGATGGCAAACAAACTGAAGACTTTGGTCAGAAATGGTTTGCAGAATACAAAGACAATCTCAATGGCAACAAGTACAGTACAAAGTACTCAGCCAAAGACAGAGAAGATACAATCAAAAAAGCAGTTGCACAACAACTCAAGAAACTTTCAATTGTAGATTCAAAGTCTAGCAAATAAACATCAGGCAGGGGTTAACAGCCTCTGCCTTTTTTTTTATGCTTCGACTTCTTTTGACTCGCCAAAAGAAGCAAAACCGACTTCCATTTTAGAAACGGAAGCCAAACGACCTAACTATATATATACCAAGAATAACCTTGAAACAGCTAATACTATTCACACAGCAGTTGGAAGTAGCAACTCAAGTTAGTAGTAGCAAATCAAACAAAATTGCATTCATTATTTCAAATTGTAAAATGAAAGTGAGGTAATCAAATGATAAATGTAATGTGTATTATTGTAGGTACAATAACTGTAATGTTATCACTCATGTTCTGCTATGAATATTCAGGTGGAGATGAATGGTTGTACCTATTTATATTAAGTTATACTTGTGGTCTATGTACTGCAGTATATGGAGTAACCAACATATGTGAAAGGAGAAAGAGATGAATCACATAACACAAATCAAACACATGAAACCATATCTTGATGAATATAATTTCGATATCGTCACTCTACCAGTAAAAGGTTACAGAGAATATGATAACCTATCATTTAACTTAGTCGATATACCTGATCGAATGTCGATACACAAAAAAAGTGATGGCACATATCTAGGCAATCATTCAACTGCATACAGACCAGTTGAACACAAATCTATCGTTGATCCTATTTATGAAATGATGGAAAAAGTATCAGCAGACTTTGTGCCAGACATAAGAGTCATGCAAAATGGTTCAATGTTAAAAGCTACATTTACTTGTAAAGATATTACAATACAAGACCCTGCTCTTCAGGACTACATTGCATTTCGAATCACAGTTCGCAACTCATACAATGGTGCTTGGTCTGTTATGATTACAGCAGATGGATTACGATACTGGTGCAATAATGGGTGTACAACTGCAGATAAGATTGCCAACTATACACAGAAACATAATGGCAAATTCTATTACAAGTTTGAACACATTGAGCATTTGATACAAGAGTTCAAAAGTAATGAGCAACGTTATCGTGCATGGTATAACACACCAGTTACGCACCATGACGCAAATGAAATGTTCAATAAACTTACTTACACACCAAGACCAACAGTTGATGGCAGGTATCGTAATGAAAGACAATTCCAAACTCTCATGGATATTTGGGCAAGATATCAAAAAGATATTGGTTGTAATAAATGGGGTTTATACAATGCAGTAACTGATTGGATATCTCACCCACAAGAAGTAAAAAATAAACACAAAACTACTGTCGAAAGAAACAGTAAGTTGCTATCATATATGAACAGACCCAATTCAATGTTCTATATGAAAGGAAGTTACGGAACAATTTAATTACGGAGGTAAACATGAAACTTACATTTACAAAAAATGAAATGCAGATGTGTACATTGATTGCACGAATAGTACACCCTGCAGATTTTGCAGAACTATTTGATGAACTCAGTAAAGTATCAAAGCCTAAAACTTATTTGAAGCCTGAAGTTTGGAAAAGAAAAATGATTGTCAAAACAATAGAGTTATGGGAAGCAACAAACTTTAAAGCATCAAATATGATTGAAGATATTTTGCATGATGCAGAAATCAAACACATGAACTTCAAATGAAAAACACAGTTAAGTATCAATACAAATCTATAGTAGAAAGGCTAGTGTTTCTGCGACGAATAAGAAAACTTTCGCAAGAACAAATAGCAATAGACATTGGTGTTGATACTAAACTATTTGGAGAATGGGAACGTATGGTGCGTGAGCCTAGACTATTTAACTTGCTTTGTTGGTGTGAAGCATTGCAAGTTTACTTAACAATTACAGCAACAGATGAGGAGTTTTGATGACAAGCAAAAGTAAGCGTAAAGGTAACTATCACGAGAACTGGTTTGTAAAACTATTCAACTCATGGAAGTTACCTGCTAAAAAAGTACCACTATCAGGTAGTCTTGGTGGTGAGCATACTGGTGACATCAAACTAATTATCAATGATAAAGAGTATGTTGTTGAAATAAAATACAGAGCAGTAGATAAATTTCCTAGTGTTTTCAAAGTGTTACAAGGAAAAGATATTGCAATGTATAAACGTAAAACTGGTGATCCAAGATGGGTCGCTATAATACCTGATAAAATATTTAAGGAGTTAATCAAATGAATTATCATTTAAGTTGTGTAATATGTAAAAAAGATATAGAACCTGATCGTGATAAAGATGGTCATATCTACTGGCATGGTGGTCACAACCCTGAACCTATACATGATACTGGATATTGTTGTGGCAAATGTAATAGAGATATTGTTGTACCTGCACGTATGACAGAAATTAAATTGCAATTACATAGTAAGAGAGGTGACAATGGGAAACTTACAAAATAATATATACCTTGAGTGGGAACAAAAGGTAGCAGAAATCAAAGGACTTGAAGATAAAATCAGTGAGTCTGAAGATGTGGCTGAAGTCAAAAGGTTTGTAAACTATAATATGAAACCAAAACTTCAGTATGAAAAAGAATGGTGTGATTTTTTCGCAGAACAAATGTACAACAACTACTGGGAGAACTATCTGTGGCGAAACTGACATCAGAGTGGCAACCAAGCCAAGAAGTAATCAATCAATATACGGAGGTAAACCATGATCGAGAAACTAAATACTTCAAACATTTCTATATTACAAACCAATACAGCAGAGGAGATTGGGATCAAGTCTATAGCCAATGGTGTCAAAGACAACTTAATCGCAAAAACTCTAATCGAACAAGCAAGTACAGACCCAAACAAAGTAACCAAGTCGACAGTTTCTATCTTGGAGTCTATAATGAATTGCAAGATAACGGAACAGACTAACAATCAATATGTGTTTGCACGTTGGCAAATGCCTACAATATCAGAGTGTGCTTATCAACTCAAAGCCAACAAGCCTGCAGTAATGAAAGCATTGCGTGAGTGCATGACTGTAGCTGATCCCAAAGACATACATCAATGGCTCATTGAAGTCATGGTATGCACAGCCAAGCAAAGCCACCTAACACAGAAAGACTTAGCCTTCAAAGCCAAAGTCTATGCCAAAAAGTTTGAGCATGTACCTGCAGACATAATGAAGTATGCTTGTGAGAAAGTCATTATGAACTGTAAGTTCTTTCCAACTGTAGCAGAGTTCCATGAGTTCATTGAACCAATGCTGCACTATCGTAAGTCATTGGTCGAAGCAGTATCAAGTAAACTAATTTCAGCAATAGGAGAATAATATGAAACTTGAAGATCACCCAACAAAAAAAGTTTTAATAAGTGAAGCTACACGAGTATCAATAGAAACGACAATTACCTTAGAAAAAATGAAAGGTAATCATAGTTTCAAAAACGTATGGCTTGGTAATGGTTGGCTGTCCAAAGATGTAGATGGCAAAATTACTTTTACACCAACAAAAGATTTACCATATTAGGAGGATAAAATGAAAGAATATATTGTAACTTCTTCTGCAATAGTTTTGAATGAATATACTATAAAAGCAGAGTCTGAGGAACAAGCTAGAGATAAATGGGAACAAGGTGAATACATTGGCTTTGAAAGAAAAGAAGAAGTCAGCGAACAATTTGAAGGAGTAAAAGAAAATGAAAGATATATATATAGTTTAAAAATGGAGAGTGAAAATGAGTGAAGAAAGATTTGAAGATGCACCTGAAGCATTGAAAGAAAAAGATTATGATCGGTACATACCTAAACCCTATATGAATTATTTCATGTCTGTTAAATATTATTCAGATAGAGATGAAAAAATTCAACCCAAAGGTATGACTGCTGATTACAGAGGTTATGCGAAAGCTTAGGTTCGCATGGCAAGTAGAGATTAGTTCCATGGCTAAGTTTTGTTAGTTGAGTATGGTGAACTTAGTTATCCTTTCTACTAATCTCTACACATTAAGTGCTTGATAAATAACAATAAATGTAGTATGCTGATAGCAAGATTGGAGGTCTTATGACAACAGAACTACGTCACGCACCTATGCGTGAAGACTTCATCAGAGGTAGCGATATGGTATCT